CTTCTGGCAATGGCACACGAGGGTCTAACGCAAAATCAAGGGCCTCTCCTATGGTACGAGCGCCATCTTTTGCTTTCGTTGTGACTTCGCTAGATAATTGCTGAAATGTTTCTTTTGCCATTAATAACCAAAGGTCTCATCTTGGACTTGGAACACTTGATTTTTGATTGCTCCAAGTTGTTTGTGGATGGATGCGTATCCGCTCATTCTTGTCATAACCATGTAGCGAAGAGCGTCGTATGCGTGATCTTCAGACCGTGTATCAACATCTTCACTGTTGGTTTTAGAAAGGGGTATCCCTGCCAGTTGCTTGATTATGTTTTGACAGGATGAAAATATGCGTAGTCGAGGTTCGTTTGTATACGGATCATCTGCCAGACGACGGTGTACTTCCATTTTGCCTTGCAGCCTGTTGCGATCCGATGGTGTCCAACGAACACCTGCTCTCATCATTGTTTCTGCAATCGACGGACCAAATCCCGTCTTGTTCCAACAGGAAGAGTCAAGGACAGTATAGTGTGGTAAGGGATCTAGCTGCTCTGCTTCTAGTATTTTATCAGCTAATTCTTCCGCTGTCAAGTGTTTAGCGTACAACTCGCGATATACCCAAATATTGTTATCCCAATCAATAGCACCCCAAAGAACACACGACGGACTGGCATAGCCGTAGTCCGCCGCCCTGATTCGGGGCCAGTTAGTGGGTAAATCGTAAGGCTCAACAACGTGTCGTACTCTTGAAAATTCGGGAAAGGCCGCTCCTTCTGCCACATCCCAATCCCCTTCAAGAAGCCGCTTCCGTTCGACCTCTGGGAGCGATCTCAGCATGGCCTCGTATTGACCGTCTGCCATGAGATAAGGGTTGTCGGTCAACCGTGCCGGAACGAACTTTCGGAAGAACAGCGGTTGACCTGCTTTTTCGTGACCGGGAGGCCACACGTAACTTTTTCCCGTATCTATATCAAATGCTGGGTATCGTTTGTTTGGTTCAACACCATCGATGTAGGTTTTCTTCACCCACCACCCGCCTACGCCGCCGGGGTTGGCTGTGCAACGCATGTACAGATGCTGTTGCAACTCCGGGTCGGTTGAACGGAGACGTGACCGAAGATAATCCCACACATACGGTGTTGGGTATTGGGTTATTTCGTCAATGCCAATCCAGTTAAAGGCTTGACCCTGAAAGCGGGTAACGTCCTTGTCTTTGTCAAGATACGTAAACCAAATTGTTGCTCCCGACGGGAAATGCCAAGTGGATTTTGATTCGCGGAACTTTGCTCCGGGAAATGCTTTTGTGTACAGTTGGCGGGACTTGTCAATAAGTTCCGTTAACTCATCCAGAGTACGCCTAAGAAGAAGCCCCCGGTGATTAGGATTGTGGCAATACCGAAGAGGATCAGCCAAGAGAGCAAAGGACTTTCCTCCTCCAGCGGCTCCACCGTAAAGAACGTCGCGTTCAGATGCTGAAAGAAATTGTTCTTGAGGTCCCGGATTAGGTTTAAATATGACATCACTATCTCCGACAAGATCACGTACGGATTTTGGAAGGATGTCAAGGTCAGACTGTTCCAGAACGGCTGAACCTGTTCCGTTAATAGCCTTTTCAACTTTACTTGCAGTTTGTTGAAGCTTTCGCGCATAATGTCGTTTTTTCTCTGCTACTTTGGTGGTTTTTTCTGCCCGTTTCTTTGCAGCGCGAACTCGTTTTTGGGTTTCACGACGAGCACGTTCTGCGCGAGAGATGTGGTAGGCTGATTTGGGGGCGTTGGGATCTTTTTTAGGTCTACCGCGACGTTTCGGCTGATTTTGCTGCTTGTCTTCCACGACACACCTTTCCGCCGCTGGCCCTTTGAAGAGGAGATCGGCTGGATCTTTCACTCAAATAACGATATTTGTCTTGTTCACTGCCCTTAAGAAACATTGAAAAACGGCGATATTCTTCGTCGGTAAGGTTTGTGATGTCTTCTTGGGCTATTCTGAGGATTTCTTTGTCGCTACGCATCGATTATGACCTCTTCATTGTCACTGTCTTTAGGGGGTAACAGGACAACACCGTGAATTGCTTGGATGTTGTGGTTTAAAGTTTCTTGTTTTGCTACTCCGACCCGGTTTAACAGCGATTCTGCGGCCCTGAAGCGCAAATCGTCTCCTCTTTCGGGTAGGGGGTTGTCAATTGTGTTAATAAGCCTTGTAGCGGCTTTAAGAGCGTTTGTGGCAAGAAGGGATTTTGTCCGGTCAACAATCTCTTCGGCAAGGGATTGCTTTAGCCAACCGACTGATCCCCGTGAATATCCGGCATCGAGGGCAGCAGCAGTTACGTTTCCCCCGTTTTCAAACAACAGGGAAAGAAATTGTTGCTGTTGATCCGTTAATTCTCGTTCTTTTTTTTGTTGGGGTAACAGATTCATTTTTGTTATGTAGGTTGTTTGTCGTTTATTTCGTCACATTTCCAACCGACTGGTTGCCACTGAGGGTCGAGTGGAACAACGTTGCGAACAATTTCATCAACTCGTGTGGTACACTCTTTGAAAGTCTGGTAAGGACCTCTGTTATCTTCAAGAACAAAACAGGCTTCTTGGTTAAAAACAAAACAAACGAGTACTTTTGCAACAAACATTGGTTACTCGTTAGGGTGGATTCGTGTGTATCGAAAGGGTGGGTTGACTTGCTAGCCTACTTTACTGCCCAGTTTTATAATTGTTGGTGCGGTTTGTGTCGGCGTGTACTAGGTCTAGTGCAACCCTCGATATTATTTTAGGGTTTTATTACAAGTTCGTCAACCCCTAAAATAACAAAAAAAAAATTAAGAAGGGGTGTTTTTCATTTTTTGCTTGACAGAACAAGACCCCCCCTGTACAATAAGACATAACCCGCCGGGGATATACCCCCTATACCCCGTTACCCTACATAAACTGTTGCAAACAAGCATACATAACCTGTTGCAAAACTGTCAACCCCCGATTTACCCGTCGGGGGTCTTTTTTTGTCGGGGCTACATAACCCGTTGCAAACATTGTTGCACAACTAACTCAAAATACCCAAATCGTTGGCGAGATTGCATACAAGTACTAGGCCACCCCCCGTGGCCCATGCGTCCCTATCAGGTTTTGCCCATCGGTGATGCCAAGGATTCCACCCATCCCAAGATATAACAAAGTATCCCCGCCAGATAGCAATAAGGGTCGCGTCATGTGGCCCTTTTTTACGTCGCATTGACATTTTTTTACATGCCCATCTTTCCGGCCTTCCGGGGTTTCATGGCGTGGTATTATTAGCATTACCCAAACACTTGCCCCGCCAGATTATACCGCGATATCAACCCCCTTGCCTTTATTCAACCGAATACGCAAAAAAACCCCGCCAAGACTAGCAGGGCGGGGTAAGTGGCCGGATATCCGGCTGGGGAGGAAAAAGGGGATTACTTTACTTTTATGATCTCGTCGGCAAGGGTTGTTACCCGATCACGGACCACCCAAGTATCAATCCCGGATGCCTTTGCTACTTGTTCGAGGGTCTCAACTTGCAAGCGCAGAGAATAGATAAGTTTACCGATATTCTCAAGTTCAGCCTTCGGTATTGCTACAATGTTCTTCGCGTCGTCAAGTTCGGTTGCGGTTACGTTGCGTTTAATCATGGTTCGTTCCTTTCGGTCGGTTGGTTTGCCGGGGACGGAATTGCCCCCGGCTGGTTAATGTTATGCCACAATTAAGCGGCCCGGTCAACAACCCGAAATATCTTCCGATATTTCCCGGCCCGGTTGCCAACGTTCTTTACTTCAACCCGGACACCCGCCCGGCGGAGTTCAGACAGGTATTGATAAACGGACGCCTTAGAGATGTTAAGGTTTCCGGCAAGGGTCGGCACAGCCTGAAAACCCCGGCACAGTTCATCAAGCAGTTTCTGGTGGTAAGGTTGAACACGATACTTCCGGATCTTTTTTGCCGGAGTCCGGGCCGGGGTATGGTCCAGTTCCTGCCGGATTGCCTTGTGGCAGGCTTCAATGGTCCGGAGTTGATCCCCGGCAATCTTAAGAAGGGTTGTCAGTTTCTCGTTGGTTGTTTTCATTTGTCTTTCCTTTCGTTGGTTTTAGACAAGGGTTGCAATAACAAGGATCAAAACAATGATCCAAGCCAATTTGAACAACGATGATATAAATTCGTGCATGTTAGGCCGCCAGATGTTCCAAGAATTGCCATGACTGGGATTCGATAACATCCCGGACCTTGTCGGATCTCACCCGCCGGACGTTCGCCTTGTTCGCCGTTTTCTTGCCCGTTTGGACCGTTGACCCGTCTTCCCGGGTATATTCCGCGTCGACGTGGGTTGACCAGTGCGTCAGGGCATTGTAGGCCGCCCAAAGGGTTGATCCCAGTTCGGCCTGTTCTTCCCTGAAACGGTGAAGCAGGTAGTTCATCAAGCGTTCGTTTACTTGCGTCCCTTGTCCTGCATCTTGTGCCGCCCCCGTCTTCCGGCAGATTGTCCCCGCCAGTAATTCGGCAAAGTTCTCGCTGGTGATCTTAGAAGATTGCCACCGCCGCATCAGGTCAGTTTGTCCAGTCCAAAGATCCAAGCCCATTGACGCCTTGCTGATCAGTGCTTCCGGGGACAAGTTGCGGGTGTGTTTACGTTTCTGGTGGTAGGCTTTAACCCCGCCAAAGACTAGCGTATTTCGGCAAAGATCCCGGTATGCACCGGAGAAGACTTGAAAAGCCCAAGACATATCAACCGAATTAAAGATATCCATCCGGCAACGGACAACGTCGGTTGAATCCCCTATGTCCGCCTTCAGATCGTGAAAATAGATCGTCCGGTGAGCACGAAGCCCGCCATCATGTAAGCGGTCGCAGATCTCAAGGTTGGTCAGCGGCAGGTTGGAATCCGCCAGTATTTCAGCCTGAGTCCTGAAAAGTTCATCGTGGGGGACAAGTTTGTATGAATCCGCGACGGGCCGGGTATCCAATACCTCGCTTGTCGCAGAATTAAACAGGGCATTGAACCCCGCCAGTCTTTCCGGCTGGTGCAGTTCGCCGCCCGTCTCGTTGCGGATTGGAACAACGGCCTCAACCGGAATTCGCCGGATCTTGGCAAAGTTGGAGAAAAGGCTGGTATCATTCAGATCGTGATGAACCGCCCAAATATCGCCGCCTTTCGCTTTCGCATTCGTTGCGGCAGTTTCGTTTGTTGTTACTAAATCAAGCATGGTTTCCTTTTCCTTTCGCTTGGTTTCGTTGCGTTGTTCGATAACATTAAATCAGATAAACAAAACACGCAACACAAAAAAAGAGGGGAGCGGCCCCGCCACTCGCCGCCCCCGATGATCTCGCCGCAACCGCAACCGCCCCCAAACCAACCACAGAAAAGGACGGGTAACGAAACATTGCACGAGATCCCCAAAAAACATTGTTCTTTTGAAGCATGGCCTGACATTATTTCCGAAGCATGGCCTGACATTATTTGACTGCCTCAATTATCGTTGAAATCCCATTGTTCGGCGTATAGCATATCAGGCAATCTTGGCATTGTTGCCCGGTGCAATTTTGTTCGGTGGTGCTATCCGGGGAAACATTGTTGAAAGTTCGGTCGAAGAATTCCGGCGGGGAATCCAACACCGCATCAACCCGGGGGTTGGAATAAATCAAGATAAGATTGGCGGGTTTCATGTTCTGGGCATAAAACTTACGGACAAGATCCCTTCTTTTAGTCCACAAGGCGAAAGTGCAATGAGGATTGTGCAGGGTTATATTGTGCAGGTTTTCAAGGTGAGTTGCGTTGATCAATTCCCCGTGGGATGAAAAACGGAAAAAAGCATCAAGGATTGTCGGCAACATGTGATCCGGAATTAATCCGCCGGACAATATGTCGCTGTTCATCTGCCAAGCCGGAACACAATTCTTTCGCATTGTTCGCAACATCCGGTCAGAATAACATTTTACGCAAATAACATCCGGCGACGTGGAATTAACCATCTTTTGACAAAACGGATTCGTGAGCGTGTTGGTATTTAGTGAGCGGATATTTTTAAGTTTACCTGATCCGGTTGATATCTTCAGCATGGGTTGGCCCTTTCGTTCGTTGCATTAATCAACCCTTAACCGATAGACCGTCCCCGGTCAAGCCTAAAATCAAGGTTTTTTATTCCCCGCATTCCTTTACTTGCTTTCTTTAGTGCTTCCAATTCTTCCGAATCCCGGGCAACAAGGGTCATCTCCATCTTTCCCCCGGTCATCTCCCGGGCACGTTCAATCCTTTTCTTTGCTTGATCGACAAGGCTGACAAAATCTTTGGCTGACAAAATCAAATCTCCATCAACTGGCTGACAATATTCTGACATTTCTTCTTGCGTTCAATAAAAGGGCTGACAAAATCCCTGTCAGCCCCTTCCCATTCCATATCGTCGATCTTCGCTGACAAAATCTTTATCTGATCTTCCCAATACCGGATACAACAATCACGGAATTCTTTTGACACCTTCTTACTTTTCATCTCTGTCTCGCACAAGGCTCTGGAACATCCACAAAGCACCTTCCAGTTTACCAATCTGTGACATCCACAGGTCCTGACATTCGTGGGCTGTTTGCAACACATCCCAAGCCGTGTCCAAGAGGTCATCAACAGCCTTGCGTTGTTCTGGCGTCATCGCCTTTGTCAGGTCCTTACGGGCCTTCAGTTTGGCATCCTGTGCCTTTTTCCATTCTTTAGTGGTCCTGTAGATGGTAGTCATCGTTATTTCCTTTCCATTTCATCGAGTAAATCTTGGATGTGGTCCTGTAGAACGTTGATAGCCGTTTGGATGTGTCCCGTGTCGGTTGGTTCGATAAGCGTTCTCAGGTAATCAACCTCATCTAGCAAAGCAGATATGTGTTTCGCTGTGGCAAGGTTCGGTTCGTTCATTGTTCAGTTCCTTTCCATACTGTTAGACTTAGGTGGTGACCCCCGTCCTCTTGGTCGAGGGAATATT